GAGATCTTTGGGCTCAACTATATGCACCAGTAGGAGTTGACTTCTCAAGAGGTAACGCTTCTAACTGGCAAGCTCCAGGAAAAGTTCGTAACAAAATTACTACAGTTCGTAAATCTTACCACATGTCAGGACATGCTAAAGATTACGTAGCGAACTTTACTTTACCAACTAAAGGTGGTGGTACTACTAACCTTTGGATGGATTATGAAGAGTACAACCACATGCTTGACTTTAAAGAAGAGTGTGAAATGTACTACTGGTACGGACAAAAAACTTATGATTCAAACGGTAACACGTTTATGAAAGATGAGAATGGCCAGCCTGTAATTGTAGGACCAGGTTTATTCGAGCAAATCGTAAACACTGATACTTATTCAACTATGACTGAAACTAAGTTGAAGAACATCATAGGTGATTTATTTTACCAAATGACAGACGCTAACCAGAAGCAAGTAACATTATTTACTGGTACTGGTGGAGCAAGAGAGTTTGATGAAGCTCTTAAGTCACACTTTGCTAACGCAGGTAACGCGTTTAAAACAGGTGGTGAAAACAGATTTATCACGGGTAGCGGACGTAACTTAGGTTTAACAGGTTACTTCACTACTTATGAGCATGTAGACGGACACGTAATCAATGTGGTTAAGATTCCATTATTTGATCATGGTCCAGTTGCACAAGCTCGTGAGAAGCACCCAGTTACTGGTTACTCATTAGAGTCTTACCGTATGGTATTTGTTGACCAGTCTAACTATGACGGACAAGCTAATCTTTCAATGATCTCTAAGAAAGGTCGTGAAATGATGCGTTGGTGCGTTGCTGGTTCTGTAGTTCCAAGAGGATTTGCAGCTACAGATACTAGAGCATCAGACGTTGATGGTGCAAGTGTACATATGTTGAAGACAGCGGGTATCTGCTTACGTAGATTTGATACTTCGTTGGATATTCAATGTATAGCTTCCTAATTTAGGGAGTTAAAAGAGGCGTGCATTCGCAAGTCTATATATTGGTTTTTGGTTGAAGTCGTGGGGGCTTAGTGCCCCCGCTTCTTCTATTTAAGATATTGGGGAGTTATTCTTTGCATCCACTAATTAAAACTTTAAAAGAACTATATTATGAGTAAGAAAGTGTACTTACGGGCTAAGCAGATTAATAATCACTTACCCAAGGAAATTAACGCTAGCGCTATTAGAAAACTAAGTAGCGTATATGTAAACCGACAACCACTAAAACCTTTTGATCCTCAGGATGAAAAGAAGTATTTAGAAGGCATGTTAGATGTAGATCCCGCTCACATGGAGTGGCCTAAACACACTAAGAAATTTTGGGCTGAATTTACCATCCCAGTAGGTTTTGAAGGTGTAGAACTAGAAGTAGGTAAAACTGAAGACGGTTTACCTATTGATATTAATGATTTCATCAAATATCATTTTGCATTGAAACATCCACACGTAGCACTAACTGAAGAAGAAATGAACGCAAGTTCACAAAAACGTTTCTACATTCAAGATTTAGCTAAAAAGGATATTCTACGTAACAATGATATTCAAATCAAGAAAGATGCTGATAAAGCATTTATTAAGGTAAGTACTGATGAAAAACAAATGAGAAGAGTGTTTAGACTATTAGGTAATGCTAATCCAGATGTATTAACTAGAGAACAAGTAGAAAACTTACTCTATGATATTAAGGAAAAATCACCTAAGAAGTTTATCAAAGTATCTCAAGATAAGCACTTAGAAATGAAAGCAGAGATTGAGACAATGGTTTCAGCTGGAGTACTAAGAAAGATAGGTAACCAAGTTATCTTTATTGATGAGGTATTAGGAGAAACATTAGATGACACTGTTATACATTTGAGAGATAAAAAGAACTCAGGTAAATTAACTACTTTAAGAGCAAAACTTAAAACACTAGCATCTTAATGAATGTAACTGAAATGCATATAGCTGTACAGCAAGGAGTGGATAAGATTAATTCACTCCAAGCTGACAGTTTGCTATCTGAAGAGATAGACATTGAATTAAACAAAAACATGTTTAGATTCATCAATACCAAGTACGGTAGAAATAACATGTACAGAAAAGGTTTTGAAGAATCACAAAAAAGAATAGACGACTTACGTACGCTTGTACGCGAGTACGAAGCTCCCGTATCATTTAAGGAGCAATTAAAGACAAATATATTTGTAGATACATTTCAATTACCAAATGATTATATGTATTTGGTAAATCAAATGTCAAAGCTTTGGATTAATAATTGTAAGCCTATAGGCTATAACTTAGTTAATCCTCCATCAATATCGTTCTTTACATTAGACTTAAATAATTTTGTACTGAATAATCAGCTTGGAGATTCTACAGCATTTATACAAGGTATAGAAATGGTAGCAGATATTACAGGAACTGATGCTACATCTGCTGTAATATGGAATCCATCAGTTGCATTATTAGCTTCAGGTTGGACACCTGAAAGTTATCCTGCAAATATAGAAGCAACAAAACAAGATATATTAGATAATCCAGGAGCTGGGTTTGATATATATTGGGAAGAGTATGAAACACTAAACTATCCAGGACAGTTTATAGTTATAGTAGATACAGATCAACACGACTGGTTTAACTATGATTTATCTGCAGGTAATGTTAGTCATGCAGTAGGTAATCCTGCAGCAGGAGCTACACAACCAGCACAACAGGCAGGGCAAGTTATGGATACAACATATTCTGAAAGAAGAGAGCCTATATCGTTCTCTGCAAGAATACAAGAGGGAAACAGATTCTCTCAACAAGACGACATATTTGCGCTTCTGAGTGACCCGTTTAATACAACTAAACATACCTCTCCACTAACAACATTTAGAGGTAGGTCAATAGATATATACACTAGTGATATATTTATAATAGATACGTTAAAAATAACGTACATCAGAAAGCCACAAGAAATATCCTTACCTTTGGGGGTAAACTGCGAACTTCCTGAGCACACTCATCAAGAGATTGTGAGCATGACAGTTAGTAGTATATTAGAAGCTATCTCTGATCCGCGATACAAAACAGCGCTTGGGGAAGTTACAAAGAATGAATAATTATTAATAGCGGCATAACGCCGCATAAATTTTAAAAAAATGGCAAGACATTTAATCGTAGGCGATGGAAATGGTGCTCCTGTGTATGACGGAAATGGTTTACTTGGAGATTTGGATTTAGATATTCAAAAACTATCTTCAGACGGACCAACCTCATTAGGAGTAGCAGACACAATCGCTGATTCTGATCAAATTCGATTTGTTCAAGGTGGTCCTGTAGGAATTGATGTTAATATCGTATCTCCTTGGATCTATGGTCGCGACATCATTAGTGTATCTAAACAGCCTGCTGCAGCTCAAACTGCAGAAAGAGCAGAGTTTACACTTACTACTAACGCTAGTGCAACTGGAACACACAGATTTAAGCTTATCAATTTAACTGATGGTGAAGCACCATATGAGTTTAAAAACTATGAGTATAGTGTAACTAGTGGTGATAACCCGACAACTCAAACAGCTGCTTTGAAAGCGGCTATTGATGCTGATTTACCTCACTGGGTAAACGGAGTTGTTACAGACCACAACGGTAGTATATCTATCTTAGGTTTTACAAAAGGTCAAACTAAAGCTGATGGATCAGTTGCTGATGAATTAGTACACATGGATGGTGCTTTTGATAACTCTGACGGTGGAGCAACTACAATGGCAGTTACTTACTCAGGTGGTAACGCTGTTACTGGCTCTAGAGGTGTAGGTGATCAATTTTATTTAGCAGCATTAGAAGAGTCATTAAGAGGTACAGGTTACGGTTTTTACAATCGTGTTGAACTTCCTAACACTCCAGCTTCAAGTGTAGGTGCAGGTCCATATGATATGTATCACATTGTAGCAACTAAAGACGGAAGCTCAAGCTCTCAGATTCACGGCGTAGATAACTTAATTGAAATCTATGTTGCTTTAGATCCTGCTGCAGTTGCAACAGGTGCGTTTGAAGGACCATTGAACTCGTACATTAATTCGTTAGGATTCCCTAATGTATAATTTATTAACTTTTAAAAATTAAGATAAAATGGCAACAATAACAAACGCAAGCGATAAATCTAATGAGTTTCTAACAGCTAGAGTGCGTAGTCAAGTAGTTGATGTAGCTTCTACTGGAACAATAGCAGATGGAGATGTTGTTAAGACTGGTCTGTTTGCTCCTGAAGGAGCAATTGTTACAAAGATTACATACTTTGTAATTACAGCTCTTACAGGTTCTGGATCTTCTGCAGGTACTATTAAGATGGGATTTAATGCAGATTCAGGTGACGATAACGTATTAGCAGCAACAGCTTTAACTTCTATGGGTACAGCAGGAATGCACGGTACTTTAGTAGGGTATGGAGCAATTCTTGGTATTGACAACGTTGATACTCAGATCGAAAGAACTGCACAACACGTAGGTACAGCTCTTCACATTACTGAAGATGGTGGAGATGAATTGGTTTTTACTATGGGTAACAGCCAAAACTGTAGCGCTGGTAAGTTAATTCTCTTTATGGAGTATTACCAAACTACTGATTTAGCAGCTTAATAGCTTAACTATATAAGACTCATAGGGGGCATAGTCCCCCTATAGGTCTTTTTTTACAAAAACAAAATAATATGAGTGTAATAGTATCATCTACAGCAGACTGTCAAAATATAGTAGTTAGAGTTTTAGCCAACTCTTATGGACTAGGTGGAGTTCAACCTAACGCTGAACCTTTACAAATAAAGGTAAGGCAAATGGACAGTTTTTTTGAGTACACCGTTTCTAACACCTCATCAGATGTTGTAACAATAGTTACACCTTCTCAGGTAGGTGGAGCTAGTCACGGTGTTTTTATGGTAGAAGTTTTTCAGGCGGGTAATGTTGTAGGTAAGGCAGCCACATTATTGGCATGTGATATACTATGCTGCATTGCAAGCAAAATGGAAGAACTATTAGACTGCGACTGTGATTGTAACAAGTGTTCTGAACACTTTGTTGAAGCACAAAAAATATTCTTATTAATCAAATCAGCAGAATCACAACTAGATACTGCTTATCTTGATAACCCCACACTAAGTCAAATTCACGCTATAATAGATAGCGCTAGAGAAAAATATGAAACTGCCCAAGATATGTGCGCTGGCCATTG